GGTATAGTCTGCTTGGTGATGTTCTTTTTGTGTTCTAGGATCTTACCACACCACTCACAGGGGCGTAGGCAATTTTTGAAACGTATTATGCGAGGACCCAAGTCTGGTTTGGGAGTGAATGTCTGCTTGTATTCTTGGGCACCACTGGCAGGCAGGATCCTTTCAATGGCTGTGGCATCACTTAGACAAGGGTAAGTCCATTCTGCTATTTCACTTAGTTTGTCTTCTAATTTCTTTTTGTCCATTAGACCACAGTCAAGTTGCCCATGGCAAGGAAACGCCAATTGGTGCCGTCATATAAACATAATGCTGGATTGCCCGCTGCGGCATTGTTGCTGATGGCTATGTCACCAAGTGCATTGCCTGTTAGTGCTGTTAAATCTGTAGCTGTGATAGTGGTAAGTCTGATGATGTCTTGGATGTTTAACACACCACTGCTAGGTGCGATAATATTAGTAGCTGTGATGGTAGTTGGTAGTTTAGTTCCATCATATAAGCCTGTAGCTGACAGCATGGCTATGCCACTGGCTTGATTGGCACTGCTGATGATATCATTCACTGCTGTTATACCAGTGAATAACTCAGCACGGGCTAGGCTAGGATCTCCTGCCGCTGTGCTTAAATTGGTTGTTGGGATCACTACCCCTGTTGGAAATGCCATGTTCGTTGTTCCTTTTTAATATTTATTTTGGTTATCTCTGCTTGATATTATTACCATCTACATATTGTTCTGGTAAGGCGTAGACTAACACATCTACGTTGCCATCAATGTAATTACCATCGTTATCAATGATAGCGATATTGGCTCCACCATTGAGTTTATCTACTATCTGTGGGAATGCACCTGTGACTATTGTTTCTGGGAAATAGTCTGCTGTTACATAACCTACTGTGACATAAGGACTTGATCCACCATATAGATATGGTGACATCTGTAAATTATTGATATAACTGACATTGCGTCCTAGATTCAATTGACGACTTGAACTGGTTCCTGACAATGTGCTGGTATCTAATTTATTCGTGGTTAATTGTATGGTTTCATCTGTGACGATAACATCCATTGATGTCAATCTGGCAAGCTCTGTAGTTGATACCACATTGGCAGTGACTACGACGAATTGTCCTTCGTATGCAGGTATATTAACATTACCACTTGTAACGGTTGTCAGTGATTCTGTGCCATCAAAATTACCAGTTATACTGCTGCGTATCTGATAACTGACTGTGCCTGTGGCTTCTGTGGTGACTAGACAATTAAATGTTTTGTTGCTACCATTGTCAATGATAGGACTATTCCATAGGAAAAATTCAGCTGGATCATTCGCCCAGTTGGTATAACTGGCCCAGGTGATACCACTAGTGCTGTTCCTGATACTGGTAACAGTGGTATTACCTGATACTGTATTGGCATCATACACCTGCATACCTACTGATATGTTAGCGATATTAGCTGTGCTAGTAGTCATGACTATGACATTGCTGTTGGCTAAAAGTGTGGTGTTGATTATGGTAATATTACCAAAGCTGACATTGCCTAGGATTATATTTGCACTGCGGCTAACGGTGACATTTGACGAGATGGTTATCTCTCTGATGCTGGCTAGATTTGCCCAGGTGCCAAGGTTTTTTGGATAGATATGTCCAGTTTCAAAATCTTGTAAGCCTGTATTTTCTGGTATTGGCATAGCTATTCCTTATTGTATGGCTGGTGTTATACTACCACCTACGGTAGAGTCTGTAGTTGGGTATGTGACGAATTTTGTAATGCCTGCTTCAGTCCCTGCGTTTGGTCCTGATCCAGCAAATGGTTTTCCTGTATCTAGCCCAATACCTGTGCTGGCTATGACACTGCGTGCTTCACTGAGATTACGGAAATATCCACCTGTATAACTATTATATGATGCTAGGCTAACTACCTGAGGTAGATTAGGTTTCAATTGGTTATATGGATTTGGACTACTAGAAACATTTCTAGCCACATTAACTAATAATCCTTTGGTGCTGAAACTATTATCTGTAAACTGCACCACGATTAGAAATTGTTGGTTGCCCGCATTAGCTGGTTGGATTTGTTTTTTGTTATTGTTAGTTAATGTTCCTGTATAACCACCCTGGTAGCCATATGCTAATAGATTACTACTGCCACTACCACCTGCTACCTGATAGTAGGGATTGAATTCAGCAGACACCACGGGCCCACGTAATGTTGCGGTTGTCAGTATGGTATCAACGTATTCCCAGCGACCCCAACCAAAATAGGCTGCATACTGCCCAACGGTTTCTGATGGTGCTGTTCTAGTAACGCTACGGCGATATATACGCACACCTTTGTAGTTGGTAATACCAACACCACTGTAGCCTAATTTATGATAGGCTTGTAGGACGAAACTTGTGCCGTTGTCAACACTGGTTACACTATAATTGCCATTAACATTAAAAGTATCAAACTGTGTTAACTGCACTGTAGCCTCAGACATCACTGGCGGAGCAAAAGCTGTGTTGATAGTTTGTAATGCTGTGCTGGTTAAGACATTCTGCCAATTAAAATTAAAGTTCCAATTGCCATCTGGTGGAAATAATGTTGATGTTGTAGAATTATTTACGAATCCAACACCATACCAACTATAATCAGCATCTCGTTTTGTTCCGCTGACATTGACATATGGAGTGATAACTATTTCATATTTCTGATCGTAGACGATTGATGTGATGATTACTGGGATAGTGCCATCTATGATAGGTGTGACTGTTTTATCTAATATTGAGGTAAACGCAGGATTCGTGCCTGGTGTAAATGGACGATAGCGTATAGTCTGTCCATACCAATAACTCCTGTCAGCTGTAGCTGGCGGATTTAGATTGAACAATATTCCGCTGGCAGATTTATACTGTGTTGATACTACACCCATCCTAATATCTGCCGCTGTGCCAACGAAGCCTGGTGGAGCCAATGTTGGAGTATATGCTGATGTATTTTCTAATATCGCTGTGGTATTGATACCAAAGAAGAAATTATATGGATAGATACCACCTGGACTGGTTACATTGAAACTAAGTCTTTGTTGCTTGGTGCTTTCACTACCATCTTTGTATGCTACGCGGATGATTAAATCAAATGCTGTGGCTCTACCTACATTGGTTAATGTTACCGTTTCTACTGTTGGGAATGAACTATTAAATGCCACACCGCCTGAATTACGTCCTTGGAATGTTCTCCAGAATGTTTCTGTAGTGGGTTTGATATAGAAATTAAATCCAATGGCATCTGTATTAGTTGCATTCAATGTTAGTGTCCAAGTTACCACACGTGGATCTGCCGCGTAGTTTGCCGCAGTAATGTCACCAAGTATGGTTATGCAGAAATTATCACGCACTGCTGTTGCTACTGTAGTAGGTGTAGGAGTGGTATAGACTGGTGTCACAGTTGGAGTTACTACACTAGTGCTTGGGGCAGTAGTAGTTGGAGTGGTAGTAGTTGTGGTAGTTGCTGGAGTTGTCTTAACCTCAGGATCTACGCTGACATTAAATGAACTGGTAGCTGTGCTTTGTTGTAGTGTAGAATATTTTATTCTACTAATGATATTATATACGCTATTAGGTGCTAGTGGTCCAATTTGGAATTCAACGATTTCACCGTCTCTAGGACTTCCTATATATTCAAAATTAAGTGTCGCACCACCCGTGCCTGCTCCTGTTATAGCTGTGACAGTCATCAATAGACTTCTAAACATGGCTACACCTGGTTGTCGCCATATTAATACCACGTAAGCCTGTCCAGCGATATAAACCGTCCTCTGACCTGTAATATTAATCACATCACTAAGGGCAGTTGATGTGGTTGCTGTTGACACGCTGTTGTTGCTGGTAGCCACATTACTTGGTGTGGTATTGATCAGTGCATTGGATATCGTAGTTCCTGCTGGCAAACTTGCCTTGGTTGGCGGAACTATACCACGCGGGAACAATTCAATGTTCTGTGCCAATTGACGTTCAGCACCTTTTGGCACATAGATAGGTAAGACTATGTCTTTTTCACCTTTGCGTGTGTAAGGATAGATGGTATCTGGATTACGCACACACTGTAGTTGCACGTTATGATTTTCTTGTAATGTGAAACTAACGATACGCCATGGTATAGTATTAGTAGCATCAACGGGATCAATGAAATCTAATACCGTGCTACTGATGTAGATATTATCCCCAAGTTCTAAATTCATAGCTTCACTGGTAACTGTGAGGGTGCAGGTTTCTTGGAATCTTGATTTATTGAATATCAATTGTGCCATGTCCAGAGCTTGGTCTCTATTGATCACACCAGGCAAGGTTATCTCATATCTATAATCACGGCTACCATCCTGTAGATAATAATATGTTTGTCCAAAATAGCTACTGCCATCTGGATTGGTTCCGTTCTCAAGTGTTGGTGGATATGTCACGCTCTGATTGGTAAACTTCTCATCAGGTTCCACATACTGCACTACCACTTGATTGTATTTGCTACTGCGATCAATACCAGTGTAGGTTACATCACCTATGATATTATCAATGTATGGACTGATGCCTCTCTTTTGACTTGATTTCAGTGTGGCAAATGTTCTTTTGATCGTAGCTACACCACTTAAGATGTCTGTTTCATTACCAGCATCTTCAATGCGTAGTTTATACTTGCCCTGATGAAAAGGCATATAGGCACGGAAGTTTTGTAGCATGGTTTTAACATTATTCATGATAGTGGCATCTGTCTGTATTACAGCATTTAATTGTAGTATGCGATGTGTTTGTCCAGCTGTGCTGCTTGGCACCATCTGATTACATTTTGCCGCGGCTTTATACCAGGTATCCCAATCAATGTCAGTATTGTTCAATCCTTTACCGTATCTAGGGTTCCTTAGATAATCTAACAATATCTCAACTGGATTGGTTGAATAGCGTTCATTAGTTCCGTATGCTCCTGACTCTGTTGAAGTAACTTTGGTATCGTAAGGATTGTTAGTGCTGGCAATATTACTTTGTGTATAAAGAGGAGTGACTTTTCGTCCTAATAATTCAATATGTAGTAATGGTATGCTACCAGTAAAAGGATTATCCTCGCCAGCAATCCATTCATAACGAGCCCAGATAGTGCATAATCCATTGTGCACCATTTGTTCTTTATAACCATTGTCACCTGTAGGCACACCTTCAAATGCTCCGCCAGCACCTAAGATATAATTATTAATAGTTATACTACTTGGATTGGTATAATATTCACCCTTGCTAAAAAATAATCTCGCACGATTTTTATATTTGCCCCAGGTGATATTGACGGGTTTGTTTGCTGTCTTATCTTCACTGACGTTGGCATTTAAGTATGCTGGAACTGTATTGCCTGCCGCTGCTCCTGGATTGTCTGTGTCAAGATCCCAATCATCAATATACGTTTTAACAAGTCCTTCAACAGGACCTTCAGCAAAAGTATAACATACCCAGAGATATTTGTTCTTTTCACCACCAGTGGTAGCAAATGTTATCACACCTGCGATACGACGATATCCATAGACTACAGGTATCTGTTCAACACTGCCACGACGTTGTATCTGAACACCTTCTGCTTGTTTAGTGGCTGATTCCTGATTACTTAGATCTGGCATCTTCATGCCAAGATAACCAAGGAATGCTACTGATGCATATACCGCCGCTCCAATCGCGATTGCACCTACAATAGCACCAGCAACTACACCCGCACCAGTAATACCAATTGCACCTAAGACAGCAGCTCCAACAGCAATTATTGGGCCCGCATTGGCTGTTTGGCTGATTGATAATAAACTAGCACCAAGGAATAATTTACCAACCCAAGTCCTAGGGTCGTCAATGATTAAACGTCTTAGTTTAGGGATCAATGACAATATTCGTTTATTAGTTTGTTGTATAAGTTGCTTTAACATTAAACAATATCCTTGGTGACATACAAGCCTTCATTAAATTGTAGATAGTTGTATAACTTGCGGCTACGATCAACATTAACACCAATGTCACCAGCACATATCCTTTTGGCTTTGCATTGCCGTGCCCAGGTTTCAAAGCTATCTAGCAATGCTTTGAAGTTATCCATATTACGATGTGTTTCAGTCATAAAGATGAAGATAATATTAGCTTGTTTGGCTTTACCCCATGGCATTTCTGTAATAACCCCAGCTATAAATCCTACTGGGCGTTGCCCTTCAAAGGCGACTAATAGATTATAGGCATTCTGGATACTCCAAGTGCGTATATTTTCAACTATGACACTATCATCTATCTCATCAGCTATCTCTGGCATTGACTCTGCCGCTTCAGCTGCATACTGATGTATGATGTTTAATAAATCATCTATCTCGCCTGGATGTATCTTTCTAATCTGCATTTTATAATCTTCCCCATAAGAAATTACTTTGTCCAACGAAGCCTGCTTGTTCCATACTCCTATCATAGGTATTGCCATCTTGGAACAACCAATTGCTACCGTTATTTGTCTTCCGTCCATTGCTACGATCAAAATCACTGAACAGGGTAGCACAATCAACAGTTATCTGACAACTACTACCTGTTTCACTTATACCAACATTATAAACAATGCCATCAAATAATGTAAACGGATTTGGCACTATAACCAATTGGTCAATATCATTAACTGTTTTATATTCTAAGAAAGCACGATAGATAACCACACGTTGTCCTTCAGGACTATACGCTGTGAAACGATTTACATAACTATTACCTACACCTGATAGGCTTATAGAGAATTTACCAACCTTGACTTCAAAGTCTTCAGTCAGTGTGCTAACCCCAATGAAATTACCCTGTGCTTCATAGACATTGGTTCCTGCTGTGGGTGCTGTAGGACTATCAAAGCTGATATTATATCCACCACCACAGAGGTATAATGGGTCGCTGGTGCCTGCTGAGTTCTTTAGATGTAATTCTAATAAATCAACAGCTACATAATTGTCACGATAGAACTCATCTCTAGTGATATAGGAATTATTGTTTAGAGTATAAGTTCCAACTGGTAGATTACTTAGAACCACAGCAAGTTGGAATGAAGTTGAACTTATAACTGTTGTGACACTGGCACCTTGGACTTGATAATACCCATTAGAGCCAGCGTCCAATATTCCTGACACAGTATCACCAACGACATAATTATGTGCTGAGGTGGTATTAACGGTAACAATCGTAGAACTTACTACCGTAATATTACTTAAAAATATTCCTAATTCAGCTAAGGCGGTGATGAATCCCATTACCAGACCTCACGCATTTTAACTTCTACTTCTGTCATGCCGCCAAAGCCAACAGTGACATCTTGTTCTGTGCTGTCTATGATAGCTGTGAAAGGAACATTGGTGATTGTTAAACTTGTTCCAGCTGGAACATTACTAACTGTTGGGCTGGCAAAAGTTAATGTTGCGTTGCCATCACTAAGACTATTGCAATTAATAACTGCTTGATAGACTTTGCTGTGATTGGCAAACTTAAAATAGTCACCTGCACGTAAGACTTCAGCAACACCAGTGTTACTTGTATCAACTGTGACATTAGCTGATCCAATGGCAAGGTTTGCTCTGGTAACCACCGTTGCTGGTTGGCTTAAACATTTACTAAAGCTGATCTCTGGTAATATGATTTCAAAGCTGTATAGGGGTCCTTCAGCATAGCGTATGAATCCAATGATTGGACCCGCATCTCTTGGTGTCAATGGTGCATATTTTGCTGTCCAAGTATAGAAACTTATACCTTGCCCAACTCTGCGTTTCTTACCGCTGGCAGTTTCGCTGGTTATCGTAGGTGTGATTACCTTGAAATCCACAGTTTGGAAACTGGGTGTATCTGGAAATTGTGTTGTTATGTCAGCCATTATTGTCTCCTACCTTGTTCTAATTGGGCGTCTCTAATAATCTTGGTTATCAATGGGCGACGCTCCATCAATAATTGATCAAAGCCACGGGTGTCATTGGCAACGATATTGAATGTCACATTGGTTGCACCACCACCAAGTTGATCGTTTGGTATTATGGTTCCTGCTGTGCTTGGACGGAAAGTTTCTGGTCCCTTTTCACCAACCATATAATTTTGTCCGCCAACTACAGGTCCGCCAACTGCTTTACCGCTGTAAGTCTGGGCACGGATCTGTGCTATCTGTGCGAAACCAAAAGCCACCTGTGCAGCTGCTGCGATGAAACTGAATGGTGGTGGATACATTTCTAGTGCTTTTGCCGCACCAGCATAGGTGCTCATAATAGCATTGGCGATATTGAATGCCTTGGCAGCCTGGAATGCTTTCTTGTTGTGTGCCCCAAGTGCGTTGAACATATCAGCACCTTGTTGCACCATAAATTGATTCTTTTGAAAATCTGTCTTAGCTTCAAATTGAGCACGCTCTAAGGCTGCCTGTTTAGCTTCATCATAAGTGAATAGTTGTTGCCCGTTAAAATCTTTTGCTTGGATCAACATTTCTGCATATTTGGCAGCACTGGCATTGATTTCTTTTTTGTTTAGTTCTTGTTTGGCATCAAAATTACGTATGACTAAGTCTAACTCACCATTGTATTGTGCCAACTGTAGATTATTCAATGCTGTCTGATAAGATTCTTGTGTGATATAGTTTTTATCTAATGCTTGTTTAAGCAAGTCTGACTGTGTGTCATATGTAGCCTGTAGCTTTTCCATATCAGTCTGTGCCAATGCGGCACCAGCTAGAGCATTTTCAGTCGTCTGTGGTATGTTCTTACCACGTAGTCTATCTAAACTTTCTTCAACTATCAGTTGTTCTTTCTTAGCTTGGTTGATGCGTAAAGCTGTGTCAAGACTAGCTAAGTCATCAGCATTGAGCATCTTACCGTATTTGGCAATAACTTCACGTAGCTGTGCTTGTATCTCACGCTCTTTGGTATCTTTAATACCTAACAGTGCGACTTCAGTGTCAGACTTTTTAATGATGTCTGTGATGTCAGCTTGTTTGACTAGCTGAGCTGATTGCATAATTGCACTACGGATTTGTCCAGCTTTTTCAACACTTAGTGTCTGATTAGTTTTGGCTAATTTTGCTGTTTCGTCACCAATAGTTTTTGTTATGTTTGCTTCAGTCTCAGCATAGAATGTGCCTTGACTGGCTAGTTTAATCTTAGTCTGTTGTAGTTTTGTTTCTTCTTGTAGCTTGCGGATAGTTTCATCTAATGCTTTGCTGGCATCAGCTTGCTCTTTTTTAACGAAATTCTCACTTGTGTCACCTGGCGGTATAGGTTGTCCGTCAGGAGTAGGATATATTGGACCCAATGCACCTTTAGTATCAGGAATTAAAGTTTTGAACTCTATTGGTTTCTGTCCAGCTATACGTCTAAGCAAGTTTGCGGTGTAGTTTAATCCTTCATTCAACTTGTTGACAGCCATTATGGCGTATTTGGTAATGGTATCACCAAATGCTTTGAATAATATGATTACTGGAACTAACACTATAGCGAATACAGCCATTCTAGCAAGAAAAGCCGCCGCCGCTAATGCCATGGCTGTGATAGCTACTCTTAAACCAATTACTGCTCTTGTCGCTAAACTGGTTGTTGCTGTCACGGCTGTGGTAGCTACCACCTGTCCTTGCAAGGCAATGTTGGCTGTTGTAGAAGTTTGTGCTAAACTTAATTCTGCTACAGCTAATTTTTCAACTGCTTTTTCACGAGCAATTGTAAGTTTAGTAATTAGAGCGGTATTTTTAATAGTTGCGGCATTGGCTAATTCTAATTGTCTATCTATAACGAATAAAGCATTCTGAGCGGTTCCTAATCTTCCAACAGCTCCAGCAAGATATGATTGAGCATTGGCATTAATTATAGTTGCTCTTGTTGCGGCTGTAGTTGATGCCGCAGCCAATCCCATAAAGCTGGCTAATGATTTGATACCACCAACCACGCTTGTTATAGCATTAATAATCTGAGCACTGACGAATAATAGTAATGCACCCATCAATACCTTAGCGGCTTTAGCGGCTCCATCCATTGCTGTTTCTGTTTGTGTCAATGGTGTGATTATATTAAGTATTGGTTGTAGTAAGGCAAGGAATTCTGCTTTGACTAAGGTAAGGAACATACCCAAGCTGTCACTAATCCTTGCGGCATCAGCTGTGCTCTTGGTATATTTGTCCATGGTGCCATAGAGTTTTTCTATCTCAGCTACATATGATGCCGCACTGAATCCTTTGCTGGCTTTGCTGAACAATTCTGTTTGTAGTCTTGTGCGTTCTAGTGGATTGGTAATTTTGCTTAAAGCCACTGCAATCTTATTGAATATCTGATCTGGTTTTAGATTATTAACATCACTGAGACTGATGCCAACTTTGCCTAAGGCATCAATCATCTCACTGTTGCCTTCTACCGCATTTGCAATATTATTCTGCATACGGAACAGCATAGAGTTTAGCCCTTCCATACTGCTACCACTGGCGGCAGCGGCAACACCCATCTCTAACAGTCTGGCTGCGTTGATGTCTAAGGCATCACTCATGTCTTGTAATTGATCTGCACTATCTAATAGACTTTTTGTGAAAGCGATGATACCAACACCCACTAGGGCATTGGTAAACGCAGCCATTTTCCTGTTGAGATTGTCAACACCAGTGCCAAGAGTGCCAAGCCCTTTCTGGACTCCTGTGATAGCCGCTAACGCTGATTTATTATCACCTGTTAGTTTAATTGGTATATTGCTTGCCATAACTATCTCCTGTTTGCGGCTTTCTTCTGCTCTTTATAGTCCCAGTTATAGAATGCTGCCCATATCTGAAACTCTGTCGTTGTCATATCAAATACTTGTTCTAGTGTCAAACCCAAATCCTTGCCAAGACGGCAAGCGAACATTATATCTGGGTCCTTAATTAGTTTTTTTCTATCTCAGCTGGAGTTAAATCCTCTAGATTGAAATTATTAATCTCACTCACAGCACGGATTAACACTGCTGGATCCACTTCATTCATAAACACTACTTTGTCTGTTGGTAGAAACATCTTTGTTCCGTCAGCATTGCGAGCTTTGGTAATCAATGTTTCAACTAGAGCTTCTGTAGTTTTACCTTGTGTGGCTAACTCAATTAGTTTACTCTGTTCTTTCAATGTGATACTTTCTTTGAAGTAGATGGTTAAGTCCCATTCTTCAATAGTGATTGATTTTAATTCTCCGCTTAGTTTACCACGGAAGTGTTGCGTCATTTTATCTATAGCTGTTGTCATTTATATTCTCCTTTGATTGAATTAAGTGCGGGTCCAATAATACCACGCCCTTTATTTGACGGTTTCATTTTTGTTGTGCCCTTGTCCAAATACTCTACATAAGGAACACGATTGACAATTTCAACATTGTCTTTTCTTTTGAGATTCTGCCAACCATCACGGGCTCTGCCTGTGCGGACTGGAGTCTTATCTCTCAATTCACGATGTAAATCAACAGCCACAGCTGATACAATCTTGCTGTAGCTGTTGTTCACTTCACGCATCACTGCGTCAATATTACTAACCTTGGCGGTTATCACGATAGATTACACGTTAGCCGCTAAGAAATTACCAGTTTGCGTATATTTAATAGGGCCACTGCCTTGGAATGAAATAGTAGCTTCTACTAATCCGTCCATTGAGCTTGACACGCTATAACCAGTAATGATACCATTGCCGTATAATACTACGTCATTTGTATCTTCTTGATCTAAATAGAACTTAACTGCTACTGGTGCACTACCAATCGCTGCTAAACTTGTAGAAGTGATGATTGTGTTAGCTTGATAGTCATCTGTGTTAAAATAAATATCAGCTGACCCACTCCAACTACTCATACCTTTTACATAAGTGCGAACATCTTGACCCATAGTAGAAGTTTCAATTGTGTCACTTGTCATATCTACTGAAAAGTTTCTTGTAGATACCACAGCTTGTCCTGCTATTGTTACCTGTCCATCATTACCAACTAATGTTGCCATCTTGTTTCTCCTTGTCTAAATTGCTTACTGTTTCTTCAACACTTTTAACGGCTGCTGAAGCTGTTACCGTTGGTTTGGAACTTGTGGTATCCTTAACCAAAGCTGTTAGAGTATCTGTCTTAACTGCTGATACTCCTGGGGTTGTGGTCCAACCAGCAGCCAAATAGCCTGCAAGTTTGGATTCTTTTACGTTTCTAACTTCATTACCTTTGTATAATGTTGTCATTATGATTGTCCTCTTGTGAATATAT